AGAAATAAATTCTCCAGTGGTGTCTACGAGATCATTAAAAGCGCTGCTGATGGTGGTACCGATAGCTGTCCAGTTGATTCCGGAAATAGCCGTCTGCGCCGCCGTGAATCCTGCGGAAAGGAATGCGCCGGTCGTGTCGACGAGGTTATTGAAGGCCGTAGAAATGGCGGCCCCTGTTCCTGCCCAGTCGATACCTGATATGGCGGTATGAGCGAGTTCGAAGCCTCCAGAAAGGAACGCACCAGTTGTGTCAACCAGATCATTGAGAGCGGTCGAAATGGTTGCTCCGAGTCCTGACCAGTCAATACCTGATATGGCCGTATACGCCAAATCAAATCCACCGGACAAAAACGCGCCGGTTACATCCACAATGCCGTTGAATGCATTGCCAATAGTAGTGCCGACGCTCGCCCAGTTGATCTGCTCGATTGCGGTTTTTGCGGCCTCAAAATTGCCGGAGAGGAATGCTCCTGCAACATCGATGGTACCAGAGACCCCGCTCCCGATGGCTGTTCCGATGTCTCCCCAAGAGATGGCTTCCACAAGAGACTTGCCAGTCTCAAAAACAGAAGACAAAAACGTGCCAGATGCATCGAGCACAGTTCCGATGCCATTGAGGATGCTGTTTCCGATTTCAGACCAGTTGATGGTCTCGACCTCGGTCTTTCCGCTGGAGAACAATCCACTAAACCACGACGTGAGATTTCCAACGCCATCTTTGATCTTCGATCCGAGATCAGACCAAGTGAGACCTTCTGCGCCTTCTTTGCCAGAGCTAAACAGCCCTGTAAACCACGAGGAGATACCCGCGATTCCTTCTTTGACCTTCGTGCCGATATCAGACCAACTCAGTCCCTCGACGCCGGTTTTGCCGGTTCCGAACAATTCTGTGAACCATGTTCCGACTCCGCCGATGGCGTTCATGATAGTCGTCCCAATGTTGCTCCACTTAATATCATTGATGAGCGGGATGCTATCGGAGAACATGCCGAAGATGCTTTCGGCGAGGGAACCGAGGCCGTTCAGAAGCCCTTCGAGCACAGTCGCTCCGAGGGCTACCCAATCGATACTCTGGATGGCAGTCCAAATTTCGGAGAAAATCTGCGGGAGATTGGCTGCAATTTCCTCGAAGAGAGCGGTCGCCGCAACGACGAGGTCGGGAATGATTTTGATTACGCCGGTGACAAGCGATGAGAACGCCTTCGAGGCCGACTGTGCAATCTTGGGCGCATTCTTGACGAGGCCCTTGGCAAATGACTGGATCACGGTTCCGGCCATAGATACGATAGCCGGAAGTCGGGTGGCAATTTCAGTCACAGCCCGAGCGAGCACGTCGCCAAGCGTGGATGCAAGAGCCTCGAATCCACCTGTCTTCATGGCGTTTGAAAGCTGGTCAATCATGGATGTGCCAAGTTTGACAAGCTCACGCATCTGTAGGTTTACGCCGTCGCTGATCTCGATTGCCAAGCCAGACAACGCAGACTTCAGGATGGTGATATCACCAGCGAGGTTGTCGAGCTGTGTCTCGGCCATCTTGTGCATCGCTCCGTCAGCGTTGGAGATATAGCCTTCGAGCTCTTCCCATTCTTCGCCACAGCCAGCCAGTAAGGAATTCACTGCGGTCAGGTCTGTACGGTTGAAAATCTGCGAGAGGTAGTTCATCCTCGCCGTTTCGCCCATGCCGGCCGTCGCGGCGTTGAAGTCCGCCATAATCTCGTTCAGCGGACGCATCTTTCCGGTTGTTGTATCTGCGATCTGGATGCCGAGTTCCTCGAGGGCTTCAGCGGCTACGTCAGTAGGCGCTGAAAGCGACAGGAGGATGTTACGGAGATGGGTTCCAGCTTCGGCTCCTTTGAGGCCTCGATTTGCAAGAACGCCAAGAGCGGTGTTCAGTTCGACGGTTCCTCCGGCGAGAACGTTTGCAGTTCCACCGATGGTCAGGATCGCTTCGCCGAGCTGTGCAACGGAGGTGTTGGCTTTCGAGGCTGTCATGGCCATCTTGTCGCCGAATGCGGTGAGGTTCTCAGACGACGCTTCAATGCCAAGCGCAGACATAGCGTCGGTTGCAAGGTCGGAAGCGTAAGCGAGATCAACTCCGCCGGCAGCGGCGAGGTCGAGGACTGCGGGCAAAACGTCTGCCGCAACTGACGCTTCATAGCCAGCGAGGGCGAGGTAGTTCAGCGCTTCTGCCGCCTCAGTTGCTGAGAACGCGGTTGCCGCGCCCATCTCCTTTGCTTTATCGCGCAGGAGGGTGATTTCTCCTACCGTGAGCCCCATTGTGGCGGCCACCTGAGACATGGCGGCATCGAAATCCATGCCGGTCTTTAGTGCGAATCCTCCGGCGGCGGTAAGTGCGGTACCGAGGGCTCCTACAGCCGCAGTGGCAACTCCGAGTCCTTTTGAGGCAAAGCTGCCAAGCCTTCCAAGACCTTCGCTTAGACCGCTTTCCTCAATTTTGGTATCAATGATAATAGAGCCATCAGCCATACATAGTTCTCCTTTCTTGAGAATGTCTGCACGGCTCATAGGCTCAAAGTGCGAATAAAGAAGCGCCCTTTCGGGCGCTCACATCATAACGTTATGTGATTTTACAGGTTGAACTGGTGACCGCAGTTCTGGCATACGCCAATCTTCTGGCTCTCGAACTTGATGTTTGTGGTCGACTTCTTGCGGCCGAACACCAGCCAGAGACCGAGGGTGCAAACTATGAGGAACAGTCTGCCAATTCCCCAAAGGCAACCCATCCTCTTCGTCTTTCCTTTGCCAGCGGTTTGTATTACCTGAACGTTGACATTGGTACTTTTACACTTTGGACACTTCATGGACGCCGCCTCTTTCTGTTACATTTTGCGCAAAACGCATGGTGTATTTTACCATGAAGCGTTGTTTTTGTCACCTGTTCGCTGTTCACCATCCACAATAACCAATTCGAACACAGTTTTGCATCCTCTGGAGCATTTGATGAACACACCAGAGCAGTCGGCATTGTTGGTGTAGATCACACTTTTGGCTCCACAGTACGGACACCGCGCCCATTTGCGGATCAGATCAGGCTTTCTGATCGCATCCATACTATTTGCCTCCCATCATTCCAGCAAACAAAGCGCCAGCAGCGGCGACTTTCTGCTCGTTGGTAAGGTTGCTTGGCAACCTGTGCTTTGCCTGAAGTTTGGAGAGTCTTGCTCGTTCTGCTTTGTTCTTGATCGACGCGAGGTCTACGGCGCGATAGGACATGATTTTCGTGATCTCGCAATCCTCGGATAAAGCAGAAAACAACGCGCTGAACCTCCACCAGTGCATGTCCTCGATCTCTTGCATATCAATCCCGTATTGCTGGAGAAATGCGGCGTAGATCAACGGAGCATCGATCTCGAAGTCGTAGATCCTTCTGCGGAACCCGCCACCGTCACTGCGTTTGGCTGAGGTCTCAGCCCTTGGAGGCCTTCCACAGGTATAGAACCATATGATCTGGTCTACCGCTTCGTCAACATCGTTCGGGATCTTATCTGGAAACCACAGGCTGATGGCTATGCTTCCCTTTTGCGCATCCTCTACGCTCGGATCGTTGAGAAGCATCTCAAAAAGCATGCCGGTTCTGTAGCTGGTGGAGATTGCGTATTCTTCCCCGTCGACCAATACGACCTCAGGCAATGGATCGATGAGGATGTTGCAGGTCATTTCTTCGAAGCGGCCCGACGCTGGGCGCGGTTGGACGAATACTGAGCGTATTTCTGGATGGTGGCGGCTGTGGATATCCCAGCATTAGTCCTCTGCGCGTCGACGAACGAAAGGAAGTCATCGTAGATTTCAATGGCAATACGGGCATTGTTCGTACTTCCGAACAGCTTCTCGTCCGTACCGGGGCCGAAAAGGTCGTTGAAGAGATCACGGAACAAGGTGCAGAATTTACGGAGGATTTCGGACTGCTTCCCGTCTTTGGGAATGGCCTTCTCGGCTTCGCCCATCTTCTCAAACGCTTTTTCGTAGCGTTCCATCTGATCTGCGTCATGCATATCGATCACAAACTGGTGGCCGTTGATCTCCCAAACGGTAGGATCTTTGGCGGCGACGATTTCAGGAGTGGTATTCTGGCTCATATGCTCACATTCTCCTTAACTTAATATGGAATTGCCCTGCCAGCCATAGCAGCCAGCAGGGCGTCGATTATTGATCAGGTGTTCTCGGTAGCGCCGCTGGCAGTGAAGGTCTTGGTGGACTCGTTGAAGGTACCCTTCTTGATGTCGCCGACAGCCTTCAGAGTGCCGCTGTACACGAGTGCTTCAACTCCGCTGCCCTTGGCATCAGGGATGATAGCGAAGCGACGCTGGAAGGCGGTACGGGAGCCTTCGGTGCCTTCGAACAGGTTGACGCCGACGATGTCGACCTGAGCATCAGTGCCGATGAGCTCCTCGTCATGCACCTTGCGCAGCTTGGTAATGACGGGGTTGTTGGTGTAGGTATCGAAGCTGTATGCAAACGAGGTAGCGTAGCCAACCACATCGGTGCGCTCCGTCTTCTCATGGACATACTGGCGGCTGTACTCCTTGGGGTTCTTGGCTTCAGAGAAGTCAGTGAAGCCTTCGCCGATGAGGTTGTATTCGGGAGTCTCGGCAGTTCCGGTGTTCATGAAGGACTGGAACTCAGCGCGGGACACGAGGACAGAAGCAGTATTTTCAGGCATGTACTATTCCTCCTTTGAGAATGGATCAACGGCTGTGGAACACCAGACGGTAATTCGTCTGGTAGTCCTCTGTTCCGTTGTCGTAAATCGTTGATGCGCTCGGGGTGTTGAGAAGCTCGAAATACTTCGGCGTTGTGCCATCCGGAAGAACTGGAAGTGCTCCGCTGGTGAAGTATTTCCAAAGGTCTGCGAACAGGTCGAATACGGCCAGCTTTTCACTGGTGTCAGCCTTGTTGATGCGGAGCATCACGACGAAAGACCACTCGCCGAGGTAACTGCCGTCGATGTACTTCCTGAGAACACCCGAAGTCGGAATGTGCATCAGCATCGCGGCAGGAGCCTCTTTGGAGAGATCTTCAAGGTCGAAATCGGCTGGCTTGTTGGCCCAACCGTCGAGGTAGACAAGCATACTGCGGGCAAACGCCATCTGGTCGACTGCCATAACATCATCCTTTCACAATTTTACGCACACCATCAATCCACTTTTTCTTATGAACACCCTTGGCGTGCTCAAACCACTTACTGGTTGCAAGGGGATGGTGTGTCTTGCGATACTTCCGGTTTGTGTAATAGCAGCCTCTCGCGTATGGCGTATTCCACTTTACCTGACCACTGCCGGGGTTGGTGTAGGTGATGCATGAACGCATCAAAGCGCCGGTATCCATGGGAACATAAGGTGTGCTGTCCTTGAGAATCTCGTTGTCGAGAAACTTCTGTGCCTCTAGGAAGCGAGGCTTGAACCTTGAGACGGTTTGAGCCTCGTGAATGACGAGCCTAACCTTCATTCGGCAACCACCTTCCAATGCCACATTCGCGGCGAGCCTGCCTTTCGGCGCTCTACTGCACGAATGATCCTGGCGTCCTTTGGAGGTTTTGCGCTGGAACTGGCGTCATATGGGACGATGTATTGATTTCCATCGCCTTTGAGAACGAGCGTCCCAATTCCTTTGGTGGTGAGATCGAACATGTAGACCGTAAGGGGGTCGCTTGGAGTCCCTCCCTGATAGGACTGACCTCCCTTGCAATAAACATGATTGAGCACGTAGGCCGAGTATTCCGTTTCGTATCGTGCATTTCTGCCAGTATTGACGAATACAGTGGCCGTGTGCGGAAGCATTCTACGGCTTGCCACAATCTCAAAGATGAGGGGGACGGGCATACGCCCAACGGCTTGTAAGGCCAGCCCTTCTCATGAGCGAGATTGCCATCTGAGATACAGGGATACCTCCGATGGTCGGAAGTGTGACTTTGCTTGACGAGGCTGCAACAGTTGCTCCCTTGGAAATGCTATAATCGGCCAGCGATTCGCTGTCCGCTGACTGCGCCGCCATGCCTACGATTGCGTCTACTCCACCTTGCATAAACAGCGTTTCGATCTGATAGGCAGTCGCCTTTTGGACAAGGGCTGCGCTTTCGGCCGGCAGACAGTTGATGTCGAACGGCATGCTGGCAATGCTGTCGATGGTGTCGCTGGCAATCGTGGCGAGGCGAACAAACTCATCGTCCATGATGGTGGTTCCACCGAACTCGTTGGCGTAGTAGTTGAAGTCAATGTAGGCCATGATACACCTCTTTACGCCTTGGCCTTAGAAGGCTGAATTTTGGCTTTTTCCGCCTCTTTGGTTTTGGTGGAGATAGTGGAAGGTGCAGGCTGTTTGACCTGTTCCTGAGTACCTCCATCATTATTTTCGACGGCCTTTGCTGCCTTGGCGTCGTCGATAACGGAATCATCATCATGGAGAGCCTTCTGGAGAGCCTCAAGCTCGCTCTTCAACTTTTTGATCTCTTCAGCCTGCTTCATGATGGTCATGTTGGCAGCATCCTTTTCAGCTACCGCCTGACGGAACCGAGCGAGAAGCTGCTTGTTCTCGATCATGGCCTGTTCATAGGTCTTGGACTTGGCCTTACTCAGAACATTGCCCTGAGCGTCAATGGCAGAGTACCCCGCTTCGAGGTACTCCGCCAGATCAGCTTCGGCAATGACGAGTTCGCGGCCATCGCGGATCACTCGGATCATTGCTTTTCACTCCTTACGCAGCGGTCTTAGCGGTGATGGTGCCAGTGCCAGCCGCATAGACGCGGCCGTCAGCATCGGTAACAAGCAGAGTCATATGGCTGCCGTGGGTGACGGCCAGCTCACTCTCGCCGTCCCACTCAGTCCAAGCCTCGTCGCCATATACGATGGTTCCGATGGCGGGAGCTTCGACGGCTTCGGTGGGATTGGTGGCGTAGAAGTAGTGAGTACCGACCTTGGCGGCATCGCCGATGGGGGCGGTGACAGTCAGCGTGGTGGTGCCAACCTCGGTGCCAGCAACGCTGGAGAAGGCGGCGGTGGCGGAGGTCAGGCCAGCAACGAAGAACTCAGCGCCGTACTGCTTGTTGGGCAGGAGGAAGACATCCTCGAAAGCCTCTTCGAAGTATTCCCACTTGCCCTGAGAACCGGCGGAGGGAGCATCGAGCTGGGCGAAGTCATACACTTCAGGAGTGATGACGCAGGAGGGATGGACCATGAACATATGAATCTGCTTGGCAGTCGCGCCACGAACAGCACCGACGGTGAAGTTATAGGCGGTCAGCATGTGGTCGCTGGGGACTTCCTCAACAGCAACGTTGTCGATGCTGGAGATGGCACGCTGAACAGCGGCGGGGGCAGTACCCTGCACATTCAGGTGGCGGTAGAACTGGAGAGCGCCCTTGAGCAGAGTGTTGGCGAAGGGAGTGACGTACATGATGCGGCCAGTGGCGGGGACGTTGCGCTCGGTCATCATGGTCATCATGGCATCGAAATACTCGAGGATATTTTCGGTGGTCAGATTGCCAGCCAGAGGAGTGCGGCCAGCATTCAGCCAGTCATGATACAGGGTGGAGATGAGGTACTTGTCCTTCTCAGGGAACTTCTGCTGCTCGTTCATCACGCGGGTGATGTTGGCGATGGACAGCACCTGATTGGTTTCGTCAATGTCGCGGGGGTGGATGAAGTCGTTCCACGCGCGATGGTTGCGCAGGGTCAGGGGCGTCCAAGTGTTGGAGTGGCGCTGCTGACGAGCCAGAAGCTCAGTGCGGCTGCCGTCCACACGGCCGGTCACGGACAGGGAGGGAACTTCGATGGTGTGAGCATTGGCCCAGCGGTAGTCGCCTTCCTGATTGCGAGCAAACAGAGCACCGAAGTGCAGGACGTTGGGGTACTGCTGAGAGAGGGCCTGACAATAAGTCTTCGCATAGTTAGGCATGAGTCGTTACTCCTTTCATTTTGCGCCGGGATTCGCATTGCGAACAGGCGTGAAGTTGAATGCAAACGGGTTCTTTTCGCCACCATCACTGGGCTTCTGAAGAGGCGCGGTGAACTTGGGCGTTTTGGGGCTTTCAGCCTCAGGCTTGGGAGAGGGCTCTTCCTTGGCCTTGAAGGCATCCTTGTTCTGCTCCTGCATGGTCTTCATAAAGTCCTCGGCACCGATGAACTTGCCGTCCTTGAGCTCGAGCTTGGCTGCACGGAACTCGGCCATAGCCGCCTTCTTGGCGAAGGCAGATGTGAACTGATAGCCGGAGAAGAAAGCATCTTCAGCATGCTCACGAGCCTGATTTTCGAGCTTCTGCTTGAGATCGGCAGTGTCGGTGTCGTACTTGGTCTGGAGATCGGAGAGCTGCTTGGAAAGACCTTCATTGTCTCCGGCGGATTTCTTCAGATCATCGATGTCCTTGTCACGGGCGGTCACCTGATCCTTCAGGCCATCGCGCTCAGTGGTCAAGGCAGTGATCGTCTGATCTCTGGCGATGAGATCGGCCTTGAGGCCATTGATATCATTGCCGTTAAGGTCCATTACCTTATCGATCTGTTCGTCGGTGAGGCCAAGTTTCTTGAGTTCGTCTCTCTTCATGTGTGGGGTTCCTCCTTCGATACGCTTGATTACGCAGTTGCTCTGCATCGTCTGGCTTGAGTACGGTAAGCCAGCAAAACCCAACGCACAGCTCTTTTACGTCTATCTGTGCCGAAGACAAGCAAAAGCCGCACCATTTTTGGCACGGCTGAAGCTCAGATAAAATATTCCGGAGGAGCTGTTTCGGGGTCAAGTGACTGACCTGTCTTAAATGCTCCTCCTGTTTTGTTGCATCCCGGACATTGCAGACTCTTGAGCGGAGTCCCTTCCGGGAACACGGCGTACCACCTGTGTCCGCAATGCCAGCAAAGCATTTCGGACAGTTCGTGTGGAACAGACTTTTCAATGATTGGCCTTCCCATGATCGATCCCTCACTTTACGAGTTTGGAGCTTCCGCACTTGGTGCAGATCAGTTCCTCTGCAAAACCAACCTTTGTGGTGACAACTCCGGCAAATTGCCAGACGTGCCGACACAAAGCGGAGCATTCCCTGCACAGTTTGACCTTTGGCGGTACGCGCTTGCCGCATTTTCTGCACCTGTATTTGGACATACGCGCCTCCTACTGGGCCTTGCGTGCAGCCCACACAGCTTTGCTGGAGGTGCTTCGGCTGAAGTCGGGTACATAAATGCGTCCGCGAGATTCTGAAAGTCCTGTCTCTTCGAGGAATGACTCCAGTCTCCGGCGGCGGTTATTGAGAGTAACAGAGGCTCTATTGAACTCCATTTGGAGACTTTCTTTGAGCTGAGGAGAAGTAGCCGCCTTCATAGCCGCATCAAGGACAGAAACCTCTTTCTTGGAGGTTCTGATCGCTCTCTCATACCTGCGTTGCTTCTGGAGGTTGTCATAAACCTGTTCGTTTTCACGCTGTGAGTATGAGTTGATCAAACCAGAAGAGTTCGAGGAAAGCCCTTTATAGTACGGAAAAAAGGAATGGTAGCAGTTCCAGCCGCAGAGGCCTTCTCCTGTTCCGTAGCCAGTCGCATCGTAGAAGTTGGGGTAGTCACTGTCTCTGCCCGAGCGGGAGTATACCTTACCTTGCCACACCGCGTGGGAAGGACGCGCTCCGAGGTGGGCTGTGACTTCCACCAGATCGCACCCCGCCTGATCCGCTCGCATGAGTTGGAGCTTGGCGGTTGTCTGGTTCAGGCCAGTCATGAGGGATCGTCTGGCTGCTGCTTCTGCGGATGAGACTGATCCGGACTGGTAGGTGAGCTTCTCGATGCTGTTGGAAGCGATGGTCGAGATGGCTTGCCTGAGCGCTTCATCAAAGGTAAAAGCACCCGATAGAACCTGCATGTAGGCTCGATCGAGTGCTTGCTGATAGATCATGCCAGCCGAGTTGACGGTGGTTCTGGTGAAGTTTGCAAACAGGCCGCCGGTGTTCTCGATTCCTGCGAGGACCACCTGTGCGAACTCTGGAGCCGCAGTGAGCGGGACGAGGCTTACTCCAGCCGCCTTGTAAATGGCATCGTCCGCCTTGACCGCCTTGAGGCACACATCGTTGAAGATGGTTCGGAGAGCTCGCTGGCTTGTGCCACTCATTGAAGAGACGAGCCTGACGGCTTCACGGTTGAGAACACCAATTTCTTTGGCCTTTTGCATCTGCCATCTGGCTGTTTCGGTAAGAGTACCAGTCTTAGCAATTCGCCTCGCAACGTCTGAAAGGATGTCCATCTCAAGCTGTGCATAGAGAGGGACAAGCTCCTCCGAGACGTTCTGGAGGAAAGAGGACTGAAGACCCATTCAGATCACTCCTCTGGCTTGCGTTGAGATTCGGGCGGGATCGGCTTCTTGGTGGTCTGGAAGCCCATGAGCTCATCGTCGCTTGGCTGTTTGGCGACCATAGCCTTCGCCTTGCTTTCTTCCTCGCCATACCATTTGGCGCGGAACTCCCAAGGCTGCATGAGTCCTTGCTGAACCTCCTGCATATCACGCATGCGCTCAGATTCAGCATCAACGATGATGCTGTCATCCCACACGAAGGTCATATCGTAATCACCTTCTGGAGCAAGATGGTAGAGACTGCACATGATATCAGCGGCGGCAACAGTGGCCTTGAGGGCAGCTTCGAGTGAACGCTGAATCGAGGTGACTGTCGCGTAGCTTTTCTGCTTGGTCATCTTGATTTCGTAGGCCGTTCTTGCTGTTGCAGGCTCCGGATCAGAAAGCTGGCCGCGAGTCAGGCCGCAAGCATCTTCCACCTTCTTTAAGATTTCTTGCATACCATTGATGAGGGATTGATCGCGGAGTGTGGGAGAAAAAGTCTTGAGAAGCTCGCTCCCGTTATCGCTTCCGTCGATGTTGTTCATGCGGAACAGCCGCTCTCTGCCTTCCGGAATCTGAGGAACACCTCCGACTGACTTGAAGGCGTCGCGTGAAGCATCGATAGCCAGCTCGCCGCCCTCGAACTCCCATACGAAACGCTGGAACTGCTTGTCAGCTTCGCGCAGGAGATCATTCTGGTCTGCTCTGGAGAAAACAGAAACACCGAGAGGCGATTTCGGATCGATGGTGTTGCCAAGCGGCACACGGAAGTAAGCAAACAGAGGATGATCGCACTGGATGTTGACTTCAGGCTCGATGCCATCCCATTCGGAAACTTCGGCAAGGGAGCATTCCTCGCCAAGGTCGCTTTCATCGCGGCCACGGAAGGCCTTGTTGGTGATGGTGCAAATGCCGTTCTCGAAGATGTGCTTCTCCACGCGGGTGAAGAAGGTTCTGCCGTCCTTCTTTCTGGAGAGGAAGACCGCGCTTGTGATTTCACCCTTGCTGTTAAACGCGCAGGGATAGAAGTCATCTGCCTGAACGAAGTCAAAACAGACCTCATCGTCATCCACATAAGGTTTGAAGACCAAACCGCCCTTTGCACAGGCATATTCGGTCTGCTGCTGGATGCAATCTCTGATCTTGTCGAGCGTCTTGTCGAGATACTCGGCACGTTCGGCAGAGCCGCCGTTGACCGGCACCACCTTGGCTTCCATTTCGAGCGTAACCATCGTTGCAATGAGAGAAGCGATGGTAGCAGGAAGGCCGAGACTGATGGAGTTATGTGCGAGCCAATCAGCCTTGCCGAGGTAAAGGTTGCACCACCTGTCGATGGCGAGAACCATTTCATCGGCAATGGCATGATCGGGAACACCCGCTTTGTTGTAGAAGCTCTGCTGACCAAACATCTTATCCCTCACCATCCTTAACCAATTCTTGAGTCGTTCGAGCATTTCTGAGCCCCCTTATTCGGAAATCAACCATTTTGCTTGGCGCTCGATTGTGTACTCAAACGCCTTGATGATGCCTGTGTCAGCAACGCCATCCTCGACTCTTGCGTTCTTGGTCTTCTTCTCATCCCACTTTGCTTCCAAGAGGGCGGAGGAGAGATTGGAGCATTGATCGCAAATGAAAAGGCGGCCCGTTGATACGAGCTGCCTTGTGAGGTCGATTCTGTCTGCTTCTGGAATGCAGACAGCTTTGCGAATGGAGATGTTGAGGGAAGCGGCATCGATTGCCTCCCTGATCGCCCTGTAGATGATCTGGCTTTCGTCCACGCAGTAGGCGTACTCCGGAGAGAGGCCGCAGAGCTGCTCGACATTTCTCGTGAAGGTGCAAAACTGGTCTGCAATCTGATCCGGAGTATCATGCACAGTGCAACTATGAGTAGCTACTACAACCACCTTCTCATGGCCGTTTGTAATGCCAGTGGCAACGAAAGCCGCTCCGCGAGTGACTGTACCGGGCGACACGCCGATGGTGATCTGCTCGCAGTTTGGCATTCTGGAGTGCTGATCCAAGAGCATTGCAACAGCTTGTTCCTGAGTGACACTGCACTTTGCAGGATTCTCCGCATATCCACGATAGATGATGCCGCCAAAGGCACCAAGGACCGTTTCAAGGTAGAGGATGGCCTGAGTAAGAGCGTCTACCGTGTCCTTGAACTTTCCGTTTGGGAAGGAAACAAGGTCTTCGATGACCTCCTGCACCCATTTTCCGCCTTCTTTGAAGTAGACGTTGCCAGCTTCATAGTATGGAGTGGTCGCTCGGGCGCGTTCCTCCTTGCTGACGCTTGGAATGAACGGGATGAGCCCGGGAACTTCGCCCTTGAGATAGTTGATGACAGCCGATCCGTTGGCGGCCTTTTCAACCACCTTTCCTCTGGCTTCTGGATGCTTAGCTGTCATATCCCTGATAGCTGTAATCGTCTCGGTGAACTCCATTTTGTCGTTGACGCAGTATTCAACGTAGATGTTGGCACCATACCTACCAACAACAAAACCGGCACACTTGGCACTTTCTTCGTTTGCGAGGAAGGGCAAGTCCCACGACTGGATGACTGTAGCTTCCGGAGGCATCACGCTATAGCGTTTGGTGAGCCATTCTCGCTTGAAAATCGCGCCGCTGTCCGGCCTTGGCTTTTGCTGGTATAGAGAGAACCATGTGTATTCTCCGACTGAAAGGCGGGTTCTCCGCGCCCATTCTTCGTCATATCCCATCTCCGGCCAAAGAGCTTCACCGGGCTTGCGTCCGAGAAGATCGTTCGGGTCATCACAGATGCAAGGCAGAGAGAGGACATCCCATTCCTCCGGCTCGCCGTTCTCCGGGTTGAGAAGAGAGGCAGCAAAGTCACTCTCATGCCAGCGCGTGAGGATAACAATGACCGATCCTCCGACATGGAGACGGGTGTAGATGGTGGACTGCCATTCACTGATGAGCCCTTTTCGGTATGTGACGCTGTCTGCTTCCTGCCTGTTCTTGATGGGGTCATCGACGATGAGGAGGTCGGCACCTTTACCAGTCATGGAGCCTCCGACACCGACTGAGATCATGCCGCCAGCATGGTTGGCGATGTCCCAGTTGGTCTTGGCACCCTGCGTCTGAGAAACGCCGATACCAAAAATCCAGCCGCCGAACTCCTGCACTTTGGCTCGGTTGCTGGCACCAAACTTTCGAGCCAGCTCATCGCCGTAGCTGACTTCGATGACATGCTTATCAGGGAAGTGGCCGAGGAAGAAGGACGGAAACGTTTCTGTGATCTCCATCGACTTTCCGTGTCGGGGAGGCATCCAGATCATGAGACGTTTGATCGACCCATCGATAATGCCCATGAGCTTCTTTGCTATGAGCGCGTGATGCCTTCCGGGCTGCCATTGCCCATGATGGACGGCTTGGCAGTAGCGTACATAGTCACGCCGGAGCCAAGCGGCCTCGAACTCCCTGTCTGAAAGAACCGGCAGATTACCGATCATAGCGGTCGCCATGAACGCACTCGCCTTTCTACAACGTGAGTGAATAGCCTATACTTGAAGCTCCTGTACAAGCCACACTTTCTGCACTTTTGATATATTCCGATGCAATCAAGCGGAACGAAAACATGGCGGCAGAACAACCGTCTCCAAAAAAGAGAACCGCTTCCGCGACTCCCGTAATGATACTTAATACTCATCATCATCCTCCGTTTCGTCCTCTTGATTCTGACGGAACATAGTACAAAGCTCCTGATAGTGGCGGAGCTGGTCATCAGTCATGCTGTCGAGCGTTTTGCGCACCCGACGTTCATCAAGCGTTTCTTCCAGAACCGGAGGAGGCTGCTGACCTCCACCCTTCGGCATTTCACCTGATAACTCCAACATGAACTTGAGTGCGCTTTGATCACCGGCAAGTGCTTTTCTCATCTGAGCGGACAGGGCGATAGTCAGCGCATCGGGGGCTTTTTCTTTGATCCCCATGTCCTTTACCTGCTTTACAACAAGTTCAGGCATCTTGGGCGAGAGGTTCAGGAGCATGCCTGCGAGGGCTGCCGCATCGCGCTTTGCCTTCTGAACTTCCTGCGATTTCTTGCCGCCTTTGCGACCATTCTCTCTCGCCGCCTGATCGCCGCTTTTGAAGCGAGTAGCCTTACCCTTCTCAAGGTTCTTCAGGCTGTTTGCATTTAGCACCTCACCACCCCGTTTTCAGAATAGTAATCGATTGCAAAAGAAAAGCGGTTTCTGCCACGCAATGTGGTAAAAACCGCCGTTTTTTACTAAGTAAATGCTACTTTTGAGGGGGAAACTTTCATTTTTGCATGCAAAAGTGCAAATTAGAACGCTTTTATTTGCATTTCAATCGCACGAAGTGCGTTTTTTTCACACTTTTATGATACAAGATTGATTTTTAATGCAACTTGATTGCAATTCAACACATTCTAATGCATTAACCATAGAGCGACTGGAGGACAGACACACCATTATTGATTATCTGATCTGTGTCCATTCCGATGCTTGCATAGAAGCCCGGATGCACGATGCACTCATAGGCCATCGACATATCGTGCTGCTGCTGGGGAGTGATGCCGAGACGGAAGCCCTTGGCAATCCTGAGGGCCTCCTTCTGCTTGCCTTCCCGGATGAGCCGCCTGACTGCATCACTCTTCCGCTCCATAGTCTTCCTCCTCATCGAACACCTTACCATTCACCACGAGTCCACGCTTGAAGACCGCCAGATTCGTGTACATCTGATGCCATTCATCACGGGCTTTTTCTGCCGCTGTGAGACGCGCCTTGAGCTCTTGGCATTTGTCTTCCCATTGCTGGATGACCGTTGGATCGAGCACACGGGTGTCATACGTCTCTTTGAGGAAATCGTCTTCATTCTTGGTGATCCGGCCGGACGCGCGGCGTTTATCATCATGAGCCTGCCAGCTTCCATAATCAAAAAGACTGAGTTGATGTGGGTTGAGAGCTTTCTGCTCATCTTCACCCATATCGACCTCAGTCTTTCCGTTTTTCTTGCCCTTCAGCGTATGACAATCGAATACCCAATCAGGGATTCCTTCCACGCCGAGATTGCAGTTGGCGATATCCACATGCTCGATCTGATCTTCAGAGAGCACCTCGCCAGTATTCATGAAGTTGCAGGCCACATAGCAACCATCACGATTCTTGCGAGCCATGCACAGAAGCGTGATCGCCTTTGCCACGAAGAGGGGATCCTTTTCATAGCCTTTCTTGTTGGCGTTGACGATATCATCTGCAAGCTTGAGTGCAACGATCTCCTTGGTCATGATGCCGTAGCAGTCTTCCGCGCTGGTCACGACGAGGCGTTTCCAGAGGAACGTATGATACGCGCCGAACAGCTCGTATGCTGCGTAACCAGCGTGTTCGAAGTCACAACGACGAATGGCTTTCTGGAGCATGCTTGCCATATCGAACATATTGTGACCATGTTTGGTTGTGGGTTCATACGCCATGTGTTCATCTCCTTGCTTGGTAGTATTTGGTGACGGCGTTATCGTAGCAGAGATGACTTCATGGGTAAAGGGGTAAAAACTTCATGGCGAAAATTTTTATCGCTTGACATCGATGCGAGCTTTGTTGTTCTCGAAGTTGTAGCGGAAGTGTTTGCCCCACTTAGTTTTCGTGTGGTGGATGCCGGACATGCGCTTCTGCTTGTTCTTATCAACATTGCTGCCGCCAGAGTTGGTATCCTGTCCGCCGATGTCGATGAAGTAGATAGGTTTGAAGACAACACGGTTGACGAGGAGCTCCTGAAGCTCGAGATCGAGGTCGAAGTTGTACTGGCATTCCGGATCAACCTTCGCCTTGAAGGTCGCCTTGTTCACCCACTTGCAGCCGCCGCACATGCCGTGGAATTTGAACTCCGCGTCATAGTAGAAGGGAGCCGGAACAGCATCAGTGCAGCCGTAGCCGATCCTGAGATCGACCATCATCTGTGCTGTGCGTTCGAGCTCCAAACTGGCTTCTTCCTTGGTCATGTCGCTGGTGTCGATGTTGCGGTAGATGAGCTTGCCATCGTCATCGATGATGCAGATGACATCCTCCGGGCTGTTATCGATGATGTACTGATGGACTTTGTGGATGTTGTCGATCAGCTTGTCTTCGATGACCCAAAGAGATTCGATGCCGGCAGCCCTGTACATGGGAGCCTCGCTGGCTCGCACGACGTAGGTGCAGTATTCGAGATGGTCGTAGATACGCAGGGTGTCATTGTACCTTGCGTAGCTGGGAACATATACGTTGAAGGTTACTTCCTGCACGGACTGAGCGCCTCCTTGCGTGCTTTCCATTCCTCCGGAATGACGAATCCGCACTTCATGATGTAGTCGAGCATGCTGGCGTTCTGGAGGCTTCCATACTCCAGAGGCTTGTAGTCAGACCAGACAACGCCGATGCCGTGCTGGTTGATCTGCCAAACATCGAGGTAGTCGCTCGCTCCATCTCCGGAAAGGTAGGTGTCGCATCCGGTCTTTTCGCAGATATCAATGATCTGTTCCGTCGGCGTGGAACCTTGTAGATTCATGGGAGCCTCAAAAATGACCTTGGAATCCATTTTGAGGCCATGATGGATAAAGAGTATCAGACAGGTGTTGAGGTCCTTAAGAAAGCTGTATTTTGCTTTGAGAAGCATTGCCAGTTCCGGGAATACATCATCAAAGTGCGGGGCTTTGCTGTAGTCCTGCACGATTCGCTTGATCAGCTTTTTGGAGAACCGTTCCCACTGGTCGATCTTGACATCCTTGATGGATGCAGAATGGCTGGAGACGGGTACTGTGACCTTCTGGAGCCTTCCGTCCTCCGGGAAGAAGTTGTAGTTGTGGTAGTTGCTGGAGGAAAACTTGACCGCATCGCTGAGAGTGAAGACATCCGCCAGATACATCTTGTAGAAAAAGCCGGGGTATGGCAGAAAATTCGGCTGGTGGGAAGCTACGATCATACGCCTTCCCTCCAGCAAGTTTGGAAGGCTTCTGCATATGGGAAGCCGATGGCAGCTCCTCTCACACGGGCGAGGCTGAAGATGGTATTTTCGTTCCGAGGATGAGGAACAGGCCGGATCACATTCTTGTAGGGCTGAAGTGCCTTGACCTTCAGAGTCAAATCAGATTCATACACCCACTCATATGTGTCGGGCTTGAATCTTTCTGCGCTCCATTCGCTGGAGGAAAGAACCTCCATGAAGTAGAGAGCCTTTACCTTGTGGTTTTCCTTGTGCCGTTGGCCGAAGCGAGCTGCTTGCTGTGCGCAGATGCTCGTGATCCGGTGGTCGTTGTGAAGATCGTGAGGCAAGTGCGTAAAAATGACATCCGGCTTGAAGAGACTGATCTGTTCTTCCATTGATTCGACCATTCTACGCTGGTCTTCGTTGTGAAAGTTCATGTTCTGGAAGTCATACAGCGCGCGATTCTTGATGCCGAGAATGTGATGACTTTCCACAAGGTCTTCCATCATGTTCTCGCGTGTCTTTTCATAATCGGCGTTCAGGATCATTACGAAAACTTCATCGCCTTTGAGGATGCGTCGGTGGATGAAAGCTCCCGCACCGAGAACTTCATCATCCGGGTGAGCCACGATGAACATGTGCTTCATTCGTTTTCCTCCTGCTGCTCCGGTTCGTTCTGCTGCTTGGGAACAATCTGAGCTTTGATGTCATGATACCAGACGGCGCGAGCCTTGAGCTTGCGCTTGGCTACATTGATCTTGGCTCCCTCGATGCCGAGGTTCCTGACCAGTTCGTTGTAGTCGATCTCATTGTCACAGACGATGAGGACGTAGTCGTACTTCTCAAAACGGATGGGCTCCATCTCCGGAATCGTCCGCTCATCGATCTCCTTCTTGCCAGCGTCAATGCCAAGGGCGAGGTTGAGGTCTGCCGTCCATGCAGAGAGGACATCGAGATCCCAATCACCAGCATGCGTATTGTCCATGATGTTGACGGCGCGAAGCTCTGCTTCCGTGTAGCCGACCAGCATCTTGCAGGTAACTTCGATGTGAGGATCGCGTTTCTTGAGCACGGCTGCTCTCTGGTTGCCAGCAATGAGGTTGTCATTCTCATCGATGACAAAGACACCAAAGTCACCGAGCGTGTCGAGGGAGTTTTCAAGCTCCTTCATCTTCTTGGCCGTGATTTTTCGGGGGTTTCCGAAGCCGTTTTTGAGCTGGCCGACCTCCCTTGTTACGATCCGGATTTCCTTTTCCATGACTGTTCCTCCGTCCTTTTGGAAGGCATTCAGAATGCCGAATACAGCCCTGTGAAGGGCGTAGAAAAAGCACCCTTGCGGGTGCTCGGAAATGTGCGTCTGGACGTTTCCAGACTATTGCAGTTTTGAAATTTCGAGGTTATTTTCAGGATAATATTACAATTCTGAAACTTGCCCCGTCAATGCCCGCTTTTTGCCCCGTGACTATTTGGGTGAAGTGTAACGTGACCTTCAGGAGAATACATGTCGATTTCGATGCCAAGCTTTTCCAGAACTTCTTGCGAAATCTCGATGCTGGAGAAGGTGTTCGTGATGTGCCAATCAGTACGAACGAGCACATCCATGCATCGCTTGGGGCCGAAGCCGTGTATGTCGTTGAGGGCAAGGCATAACCCAGCATAAAACATCTGAAAGAGTGGCGTGGCCTTCTCTCTAAATGCAGATTGCCTTCCGTCCTCGTAGGCTTTTTTGAGATCTTCGTAGCTGATCCCGTTGGCAAACAACTTTTCGAGCTTCTGTTCCTTGGTAAGGTTGTGGTAACTCGGCTTTTTGTGCTGTTTCTTCTTGGCTGCACGTCTTTCCGCTCTGTTTGCCATGATCAGAACCTCTCTCTCGGGGACTTGCAGGGGCGGGATTCAGGACAGCCGGTGCTCCAGCATCCGGGGCCAGCGGTGGCAAAGAGCAAAGGTGCGACTTCTGCTGCTTGGCGATACATCTCGTCCGCCATCGCGCGGATTTCCCACTGTGCGCGGCTGCACATGCGCAAATTGAAGAAGTGGTTGAGCTCACGGGCGTTCATCGTGACCATGATCTTCGTCTCGCAGGCGTTGGGCAGGACGAAACGAGCATCCTCCTTGCGCTGATCGCCAAGATCATCGCACCAGCCGCAGTACCATTTGTGCATCTGCTCCATCTGAGCCTCATACTGGGCAACCTTCTCTTCGCCGAGGGCTTCGATGGATGGAGGAATAACATAACCAAAGCCATCGCGGTAGCTGACGTACCGCTGACTGCGGACGCTGAAGCTGGCAATGCGGTGCCGGGTGAGCTGTGCCATGAGGACGCGGCTTACGCCTTCGATGATGAAGGTGAAGGTGCAGTGCTCCATCACACTGTCATGATGAGAGTTGATGGCGGTTGCAAGCGCCTTGTACTCGCTGTCGAAATCGGTGCAGATACAGGCGGCCTCTCCGGCCAGCAGATCGGGGTCAACGGTCCAACTTCTGAGTGTGACTTCCATTTGGCTTTTCATTTGTGATCCTCCTTCTGTGCTTTACACTTCAACTTTTTCCAACATTCCGGGCAGTATGCTTCACCGTTTCTCCGAATAACCCAGCCGTTAAACCTTGCAAAATCGGCTGCACCTCTCTTCCCGCCTTGATCGGTATCGTCTTGGATGTTGTCTTCACATCAGTTGCAGGTTGCCCACAAAATCGTGGTGGCTCCATAAGGCAAGGTCATTCCTCCTTCGTGTTTTTCGGACTGTAGTTTTTAATCATGCAGTGTTTACAATCAGGCGGCAGATAACCGCCGCTTATTTCTAAGCAATGTCCCTTGCAAAAACCGCAAATATCATGAAGCGTATCAAGCGCCGCATCCCTCTCCCTCTCGACCTGTGCAAGGCGGGATTTTAGTTGACTGGCTGCCTGCAAAAGTTCCCCCAAAGCGGCGTTTTCTTTACCACACAAGGCTTTGCTTAGTTGATCGTAATCGTCAGCTGGATAGCCGGAACCTTTGGGAACACAGATATAAATTCTCTTATGGGAATCTTTATCTCTCATCCGGCTTCACCTCCCCATCAAAAACGGAGCGGATTGCCTTCCCCTCCTCGAGTGCGTTCTTGAACATGAGATCGAGCGAATCAAATGTGGTTTGGTAGATGAGCTTGGCAAGCTGGGCAGCGTCTTTGATTTCGCTTGCGTGTATTCCGTTGGCTTGCAAAGCGTAGAATACAGCCATGAGGTCCTGCGTAGGCACGCCACATATCATAGGATTTTCAAGCATCTTGCTCGCCTTGATGAGTGCTTCATTGGCATTGTGCGCTTGCTTTTTGAGGAGATGGAACTCAGCAATGATCTCATCTGCTGGAGCGCCTTCATGGCCGCAGACTGCTTTGGCGACCCTTTGGTAAACGCATTCGTTGCTTTCCAGCCTGTTGATCCGCCTAAGGGCATCTTGGCAGAGGATTTCAAAACATTGATGTTTTGGCAATCGGTCATATGGGCATCCAAGACAACCGGATATGTGGTCTTTGCGAGAATGAACGAGTAATCCATCTTTCACCTTATCGTTGTAACTGTCACTCATCTTGACATTGGGCGTTTTCATTCGGATCACTCCTTTCTCGAACTCATGGTTTCAGCCAGAGCAATTTCGGCTGCGTGCTGGCCTTCGGAGATGATCCGGACTCTGCCTTCCTTGTCGGCTTCAGCCAATTCTTTGGTACGATCAAAGTCGAGGCCGAGGTCTTCCCACATCTGGAGGCGATCGTGGATGCGGCCGTAGCCGCACAGCGCGGCATAGAGGTTGGCGACGGCGCAATTCTTGAACAGGCAGCAGTCGCAGAGAAATACATCCCTGTCTGTTTCACTCTTCAAGCGAGCCCTTTTGACAGCGCGGCATTTGAGCTGCTTGCAGATATCGAGGCAGAAGGTGGTGATCGGTACGCCTTGGCCTCCATCGCGGAGGTAGCTCCAACCATCCTTGTTGATGAGGATGTTGTTCATGGTCTGCACATTATCCTGCGGATCGTCAGTGGTCAGCCGTTCCAGACTCATTGTCGTATCTCCTTTCAAGTTCCCTGATGGCCTCGTCATGGATGACTTTGGTCCATCGGTATGTGTAATTCACCTTTTCTGCGGTTTGGTTCAGCTTATAGCCGCAGAGGTAGACCAGCCTGAGAACGGCCCGGTGCTTGGCATTTTCGAGAGAGTCGATGAGCTGTTCGGCTTCTTTGCTGGCGACAAGCATTTCATCGAGGGCTTGCATGAGCTGATTGGCCTTTTCGACTGTATGGAGCACAGCTTCGGCATGCCCACGTCTGGTCATTCTTTGGGCTATCGAGTCATATGTGTCGAACTGGCTGGTCATCGCCAAGCAGAGGATCAGGTTGTCTCGGGCTGCCTTGAGGGTTTCATGCGGACGCATCAGGAACACCATCCTTTCGGCTTTTCACAGCGTTCAAATTGGATCACCCACACCCAAGGGTTGGCTTCCCAGCCGTAAACAGACCAGTCTTCCAAGGGCACCGTACTGTTCCACAGGCTGGAGAAACTATCGCGTGGGCTTTCATAGCCGCTGAACTGGCACGGCCAAGCATCAGAGAGCTTATTGCCTGTGCCGTGAGCACCAAAATGGCCGTGCCACAGATAGTTGGTGTACGGCCAGTCGGCTTTCTTTGTTCCAGCATATCCGGTTTTGGCGGCCCAACTCTCATATTCTTCATCCGAGAGATTGTCATACAGGTGCGTGATACCTTCGTTAAGCGCATCGAAAAGACGGATGTTTTGCAAGAGTTCCACCCGCACATCCTTGACCTTGAGGAAGATGCGTGCTGCCTCCTTGGGCATGTG